ATGCCACCAACCATAATTTGGTCGCCTAAACCAAATCCCTGACCAGTTTGAATATCTGGAGCAGGAGCAGATTTGCCTGTGCCCATGCCAGCAAACGCACGGGCAATGCCAATCGCGATGTACGTCGCAATCATTTGCGTTGCAACATCCATCAACATCTTGGCGACACTCTGCAAGAAGCTGGCAAATGCTTCCTCTGCAGTCTTGGTGCCCTGAACCACCGCAACTAAGTTGGTAAACAAGGCGTCTGTTACAGGAACAGTTAGCGCCATAGCGTCAGTAAACCGTGCCTGCGCTACCGCAGCAGCATCAATAGCAGGCTGAATCTCGTTAAAAGTGTCCCTTACAGCAATAAGGTCATCTAACTTAAATTGCTGACCGCGAATAATGTCTGGATCAACTCCTTCCTTATTTAGCTGTTCAATACGCTGCTGGAGTCTGCCAATCTGCTCGTTATACGCTTCAAGCTGAGCAGCAGATCGAGCAAAGGTCTCTTCTTGAAAGTTCTCACTTTCGCCAAAGAAACCTAGCCCCGCCCCAGATAGCTCAAACTTTCTGCCAAAGTCCATGCTGCGAATCTGCAACATGGCGTTGCGCTCTGTCTCAAGCCTTAACAGCTCGCGATTATCTTTGATTTCTTGCTCTCGATTTTGACGCAGGACTTCCGCTTGACGGTTTTGCTCCAGCTGCAAGTTAGTCCTTTGCCTTTCAAGTCTTATTGCAAGATCATATTTTTCGTTAATACCATCTCGCACTTCTTGCTCAATTTTTCCTACAAGAGCTTGTTCACGTTGCAGCTCAAGACCCTCAATGCGTAGCTGAGACTCTCCTTTTAAAATTGTTTGATTGCGCTCAAAGGCTTCTCCCTCCAACTCGGTTATCTTGAGCGAAGCTCGCTGAACCGATCCAATAGCTTGGAACGTTTGAAGAATCGCTTGCTCGTTAGTTGAAATATCTCTCGCGATAGCTCGCTCTGCCTGAATTCGTGCGTTTTCTTTAGCGACTTTGGCTCTTTCCTTCGCAAGCCTGGCCAGATCCACGTCAAGAGCTAAAAGCCTAGCTTTGGCTGGCTCCTGCTCGTTAAGAAGCTGCAATTCAAGTCTTTCAAGCTCAGTGCTTGCCTGTTTAAGCCCAACGTCACCTTGCAGCAATGCTTGAATATCTCGCCTGTTGACTAGCTTGCCTTTTTCAACATCTGCTTCTATTCGTGCAATACCAATTCGTCGATTCATCTCATTTGTTATTTCTTTTTCTGCTTTTCTAAGAGTTTCTGCTGCAGCAGCTTTTCTCTCCGCAGCAGCAGGATCAAACTCGTCTATGAGCTTGGCCATTGCCTCATCAGTAACCATGCCAGAGAATCCAGCACCTCCCGTAAGCTCTCTTACACGAGCATCAAACTGCTGACGATTTTGTTCACTAACATTATTTCTAAGCAGTCTTGCGCTTTCAGCATTACTTATACTTCCTGCGACCGAACTTAAAGTTCTTAAAAATGCCGATAAAGGCCCAGAAACAAATGCGGCCATTCGGACGCCCAAGGTCTGAAGAGCATTCTGAAACTCTGTAAAGTCTTTGCCTAAAGATCTTAGGCTGTTTGCAGTCTCAACTCCAAATTTATCGTTAAAAGCATCAACTGCAGTGGCTGAGGCGACAGATTCAAGTCCCAGCTCTTTTAAAACATCTATTGTCGAATTTAATCTTGATCCTGAAATTCCCAGGGATTGAACCAGTTTGTCAATGTTTGTAGTTGGTTTCAACAAGGCCTGACCTAACTTGCCAGCTGCAACACCTAATTTGTCTAGCTGTTGCCCCAGCGCACCACCTAAAACACTTCCGCCAAAGCCTCCGGCAATTCCGCCGACTAAACCGCCAGTAACGGCTCCTGGCCCTCCTCCAAACAGCAGAGGAAAACCTACGCCTGCAGCAATGTCGGTAAACTTTCTGCTTCGCGCACGTTTTTGTCTTTCTCTTTCAAGCCTAGCTTCTCGCGCATCTTTTTCATTCTTTCTGTCTTGAGCCCTTGCTTCATCATCAATAGCTTTTTTTCTTTTTCTGCGAAGCTCAATGTTTCGCTGTAGCTCTTGATTGCGTTTTTTCTGAGCTTCTTCCTGCTCTAAGCTGACCAGACCCAGCTGAGCACGTCTTGCGTTTTCTGTAGCACGCGCAATATCTTCTAATTCTTTTTCTGCTTTAGCAAGAACGCCAACAAAAGCATTAAAAGCTGGTGTCCCTGCCTTTGTATTTGCAGCTAGTTGATTAAAAGCAGAAACATATTCACGGATTCCAGCCTCTGTCTTTGCAAGCGGCTCTTCTTGCTTTGCTAGGTCTTTTGCAAACTCGATAATACCTTTTCTTGCTTTGCCAAGCCTTCCTTCGTCAAGCCTTGCCGCTCCACCAATGTTGGAAAGGTCTAGAGGGGTGTCCTTTAAGCGCTTGACGATGCTTTCAAGCGTTTTTGTGCCACGAATCGCTCTATCAAGAGCGCTTTGACCGTTCAGCTTTAGGTCTAGGTTGATCCCAAAACTAGACACGGCAAAGCAGCGACCTTACTCAATCCTACCGCCTAGACATTGTTTGCGCTCTGCCTGACATCTTGGCGTTTTGAACGGCCTTTTCCTCTTGCTCGTTCTTTAGTTCAAAGAACGCAGCCCATCCGACTAGCTCCTCCTGCGTCATCGTTTGCGAAAGCTGGGCAACGGTCATGCCCAGCTCCTTCGCTAACGCATAGATAAAAAACCAATCACTCTTTGCTTTTAAGGTCTGCTTTCGCTTCCTCCACCTTGTTTTCAGTTCCAGAAGCCAGCATCGCAAGCTGAATCTCTTGCAGCACAGCTGCTTCTACAGCATTCTTCAGCACGGCAACCTCACCATCCTGAAACAGTCGCTTGCCTTCAGCGTCCAGCGCTTTACGCACCATCATGTTCAACGCAAAATCAACCGCGTCATCAGAGTCAGCGATTTTCTGAATCGACTCACGTTCCGCGATCGTCAGCGGATGCCAGTAGATCTCCAGCACCACCTCACCGTCTTGCTCAACCCGATGCTTATACAGCTGGCTTACACCAAACTTGTTGCGAAGAAGCTCTGCGGCTCGCATCGAAGATCTACGTTTATTCAATACTATACTATGCAGTTGCAGTAAACCCGCAAGAAATTACACCAACAAAGTGTGAGCGATCTTCAATATCCAATGGCGTTGGACCAATAATGTCAAGAACACGAGGAGAGCTATTAAAGGTGTCGGTGTAGCCAGGTGCATTGACTGAAGTCAACCCGTCAATTACAGACTCGCTAATTGCTGAAAGCACTGACGTACCAGCGGATTTGGGCACATACACGTTGCACTGAATCGTGCCCGAATAGTAGTCCTGAGCTGCGCCCTGGTTTTGGAGCGTAGACTGCCCAAAACTGATCGTCATCAAAATGTATTTCTTTGTCTTGCCTGGCGTCGTAAACGCAACGTTGTCGTATTTCATCAGCACCGTGGCATCCGCTGCTGCCACAGCATCAGTTACGGCTTTTTCAAAAGCTGCTCTGGCGTTGACTAAGGTCATGACTACAGCTCGCTATAGCCAGTGTAAATCTTGCCAGCTTGCGTGCCAAACGTGCCAATGCCTTGTCTGCCGCCAACAGAAATTTTGGGCGTGCGCTCTTTAAAAGCTTCATCAACCAGCTTTTTCATCTCCGGTCCCTGCACAAACTCTTGAACTTTGCCGCTCTCTAGCGCATAAATCGAATACTCAGCAGTGTTGCCGATGTAAACGCGACGTTTGTAGCTGTAAGCTTTGTCCGGCGGATAAAACCTTGGATCAATCTTGTACTCCTTATTGGCGGGATCTTGACGCTTTCGCTTTCTAATTCCTGACCACGGAGCAAACTCTTCAACTTTGTCCTCCGCAACGATAGGAGACGTGTGCGCTTTCCAGCTAGAAGCAAAAAAGCCGGTGTAGACAGGGCTTCGTTTTTTTGTCGCTAAACGACGCATGATCGTCGCAATTAACCTGTTGTAACTCTGCTGAAGATGAGCCTCAACTTCGTTTTTAATTTGCTCAGAAACAGGTTTAGCCA